ACTTTTAGAATAAATAGAAGTGAATATTTTAAAAAATATTTGCATGACGATATATATTTAAGTACATCGCCAAAAAACTTTAAGAAATTTAAACATATAAATTGCAATCCGAAATATATAAGCAAGTTAAACTGGGAATCAAAAAAAGAAACATTAAATCTTTTCAAATATCAATTATACATAGAAGATGTAAATACACATGACAATTTTAATAATTTAGCTAATAGATGGTATGAAGCAGGTTTTTGCAATAACGTTGTTTTTTTTGATTATAAATGTTTAAACACCATTAATAAATCAGAAATAAGTTATTTTATTGAGCAGATCAATGATTATATAGTAAAAGATTATCAAGATTTAAAAAACAAAATTCAACATTGCAATAAAGACTTTGAAAAACATCTTGCAATACAAAAAGGTTGGAGATTAAATCAAATGCAATTAAAAACGGAAATGATGCTTGATTTAAAAAATATAATTTATAAATAAAAGTTATGGCAAATGAAGAAAATTTAAGACCAGCTTGGAAAAAAGGACAAAGTGGAAACCCTAACGGTAGACCAAAAGGTGCTAAAAATAGAAGTACTATTGCTAGAAAGTGGTTAGAGACACAAGAAAAGTTTAAAAACCCTATAACTGGCGAAACGGAACTTTTAACACAAGAGGATATAACAACACTAGCACAAATATTAAAAGCTAGAAAAGGAGACACACACGCATATAAAGCATTAGAGGACTCTGCTTATGGTGCGCCGATACAACAAATAGATCAGAATATTACCGAACAACCACTTTTCCCTGATGTTCAAGAGGACCAAAGCAATCAATAAAATATTAGCTTTAAAAAAGCGTATTAAAATTGTACAAGGTGGAACGTCAGCAGGGAAAACCTATGGCATTTTGCCTATCTTAATAAATAAAGCGATATTAATTCCTAACCTAGAAATATCGGTTGTCGCAGAGTCTATGCCACACCTACGTAGAGGTGCTTTAAAAGACGCTATTAAAATATTAAGAGAAACAAATCGATACAAAGATAACAGCTTTAACAAAAGTTATTCACGATATGATTTTAATAACGGCTCGTACATAGAATTTTTCTCTGTTGAAGATAGCACTAAATTAAGAGGTGCAAGACGAGATATATTATATATAAACGAGTGTAACAATATTACATTTGAAGCATACAACGAACTAGCAGTCAGAACAAAAAAAGAGGTCTATTTAGATTTTAACCCTGCTAATGAATTTTGGGTACATACTGACTTAAAAGATGATAATGATGCAGACTTTTTAATACTTACATATAAAGACAACGATGCTTTAGATAAAAGAATTATTAATGAAATAGAAAAGGCAAGAGAAAAAGCCAAGACATCTTCATATTGGGATAACTGGTGGCGAGTCTATGGACTTGGGCAAATCGGTAATCTACAAGGAGTCGTATTTGATAACTGGAATGAGATTGATAAAATACCAGACGATGCAAGATTGTTAGGGGTGGGAGTTGACTTTGGTTATAGCAACGATCCAACGGCAATAGTTGAGATCTATAAATGGAACGATAAAAGAATAGTTAACGAACTATGTTATCAGACAAGCCTAGTTAATTCTGAAATAGCAAAAAAAATACCGTCAGGAGTTATATGCTATGCAGATAGTGCCGAGCCAAAGTCAATAGAAGAAATTAGGCGAGAAAATAAAATGATAAAAGGTGCTACAAAAGGCCGAGATAGTATTTTATTTGGAATACAGTTAATGCAAAGTCAAAGGTACCTTATAACATCGCAAAGTAAAAATCTTTTAAAAGAGTTAAGAAGTTATATTTGGGACACGGATAAAACTGGCAAGAGATTAAACAAGCCAAGAGGTGGACAAGACCATTTAATTGATGCTTTAAGATACCACGAAAGTGAAAGTCTAGGCAATAAAACTTATGGACAATACTTTATAAAATAGAGACAAAAACAAAAATAAGCGTTATAATAATATGAAGGCAACAATAAAAATACCAACTGACTTAAATGAGATACCTTTAAAAAGTTATCAAAAATTCATTTCGGTTGTAGAAAAATCTAATGATGATGAATTTATATGTCATAAAATGATAGAGATATTTTGTGGTTTAAGATTAAGAGATGTATTCGAAGTAAGGTGGAAGGACGTACAAGACATCGCTATACATATGACACAGTTATTTAAAAACAAACCAGAGTTTCAAAAAAGTTTTACAATACAAAATATTGAGTTTGGTTTTATTCCAGATTTAGAAAATATGTCGTTTGGCGAATATATAGACTTATCAAATAACATTAATAAAATGGATACTTTTCACAAAGCTATGGCAGTTTTATATCGCCCTATTAAGTTTAAAAAAGGCGATAAATATGAAATAGAAAAATACGAGGGTTCAGCTACTTATGCTGAAGTAATGAAGTTTGCTCCACTTGGAATCGTGCTTGGTGCAAAGGTTTTTTTTTGGAATTTAACAAACGATTTGTTAAAAGCTACGAGTATTTATTTGGAGAAAATGACGAAGAAGCAAATGACTTTTCACAAAGAAAACAATTCGGAAAACAATGGGGATGGTATCAATCGCTATATGCCATTGCTCAAGGAGACATTACAAAGTTTAAAGAAATTACCGAACTACGGGTACGAGAATGCCTTACATACCTCACTTTTGAAAAGCAAAAACGAGATATTGAAAACAGTGAGATGCAGCGACAACTAAACAAAATGAATAAATAATGTACTACGAAATTTTAACAAAGCTACAAACGGAATTAAATAATGACCCTTTAATTAACACAGTTAGCGAGGGCGATATTTTTTCCATAGATCTAAACAAGCAAACTATATTTCCATTATGTCATATTATGGTAAATAGTGCTACGTTTGTAGATAATGTAATTCAATACAATATTTCAATTATGGCTATGGATGTTGTTGATATATCTAAAGAAGAAACAACGAACAAATTTAGAGGTAACGATAATGAGCAAGACATCTTAAATACGCAAATAAATATTCTTAATAGGCTTTATGAAAAGTTAAGACGAGGTAATTTATACGATGACAATTACCAAGTAGATGGAACTCCAAACCTAGAGCCTTTTATTGATAGATTTGAGAACAAACTTGCTGGTTGGACTATGACCGTAAATATAAACACACCTAATGTAATGACTGTTTGCGATGTCTGATAATGATAACTTATTAAAAGCATTAAAAATCTTTGAGCAAAAAGTATTAGACGCTGCAAAGAAAAATGTTCAGCAAAAACACGATAGCACAAAACTTGCTGAATCATTAAATGCTGATATAAAAGTAATGCCAAATTCGATAAGAATGTTTTTTGAAATGTCTTTTTATGGATGGTTTCAAGATCAAGGTGTAAAAGGTGTAAAAAGTGGTCGTTCATTATCAAACTATTCTTATAAAAGTAAAGGTGGAAAAAAAGGCTTAAAAGGTATGCCACCACCTAGTGCTTTTGACAAATGGACCATCAGAAAAAGAATTGCGCCAAGAGATAAAAAAGGCAGATTTTTAAAAAGAAAATCTATAAACTTTTTAATTGCTAGAAGCGTTTTTCATCACGGAATAAAACCGAGTATGTTTTTTACTAGACCATTTAAAGAAGCATACAAGCAATTACCCGATACACTTATTGAAGCCTATGGCGAAGATTATTTTAGAATATTAAGTGATATTATTGACGAAAATTTAAAAACTACATAATGGCAAATATTTATACAAGAAGTCCACACATTATTGAAATAGATGAGTCTGGTGTAACTGGTTCAAAAATAGAATTATTTATATATTACGCAGGAGGATCAGCACCTACAAATCCACAATACACACTAGAGAAAGCAATCCCATCTTCGAGTAATTTAAAAATGTATTATGACGTTTCTCCATATCTACGAGAGTATATCAACTTTGACACTAGACAGTCATTAATAGGTTCGGGTGGATCTTCTGGAATTACTTTGAATACGTATAATCAATATGTAATTGTACAAATTAAAACTTACAAGCTAGCATCTGGTACTTATACACTACTCGCTACGACAAGCTATTTTTGTTTTGATGGTTACGGATATTATTCAGAGGGTGCAAATCCAAATCCAGTAGGACCATATTTTTCGTTAGATGAAAACACTTATTACTATAAAGCAAACGGTAATCCTACATCAGTCGTAGCAGATAGAGCAGGATTAATAGGTGTTTGGGATGGTGGAACTGGTACGGATGTTAAATATACTGATCTATCTAGTGGAGCAACTCATACTGTATCAGCACCTTTTTCATCTTCACAAAGTTTGTATGATGTACCTGCAGTTTGGTATGCTTATTATTCTAATGGTAATAAAGTTGAATTTATTAATGGAGGTTCGGTAATACGTACATATTATTTTAAGCCTAAATGTGAGCCAAAATATACACCAGTATTAATTGACTTTGTTAATAAG